AAAGGTTATCGGATATCTTCACCGGTTTTTCATCCTGAATATTGCAACCGAGGTAAACAATATCCCAGTCAACCGGTAGTTCATTTAACGCCCGCTCAACATGGTCATTCTCTTTAAACACACAATCATCTTCCAGGAATAACAAGCGCTCATTAGAGCTTTCAAAGAACTCAATAAGGATTTTGCGTGTACTTGCGTTGAATGACTGATGCGGGCCGATGTGCTGGATGGCATTGAATCTTTGCACATCGTTTAATCCGATACGGTTGAATTCCTCATCGGCCTTTGCCCACTCGCCAGGGTCCGCTGTTAAACAAACTTTTCTATCGAAAAAATCGAACATGGTGTATATATGGCCGGGGCTTACGGGCCCCAGCCTTTTGAGATATAATACTTACGATCCACCCACTACCAATTAGTCATCGCCATATAAGAACGCATCAGGGCGAAGAATGGCAACCTCTGCGCGAGCTTCACCACGGAAGGTGGTCAGGTTGGCATAAACCGCCTGATCGTGCTGGTTGAACATCTGCACACGGAAGCCTTCACCTGATTTCTGCACAATGATCGCCTTGCGGAAATCACCGATCAGTATTTTATCATCTGCAAGGGCATTGGTAGAAGCTTTTACCAGGCGCAAGCCGGCAAACAAAATGGTTCCATCAGGCAATACAACGAACCCGCCCGGTGTACTGTAATCCTGCGGCTTTGTATTCAACAGCGTTGCCCACATACGAGGGCGAACCACGATTGTATCGGGTGAATAATCCTGTTGCTCAAGATTTGCAACATAATGCGGTATTTTCTCGGCTGTAACAGTAACGCCACCTGGAACACTTGTGCTCCCCGTTGCTGCGGTCACCAGAGCATCAAAGAAGTCGAAGGTTTCTGTTCTCAGATAATCTTCGGTTAATTCTTCCGTAATGTAGCTGGTGATTCCTGGCACGTCCTGCACCATTTCATTGGCAATATCAACGGTGCCGGCACGATACTTCGACAGCACCTGAACCAAGGTGTTATCGTAATCGCGCTTAGGCTTTGTTGCACCCTGGGCGGAAGTTTTTGCCACTGAACCATCGCCTGCCGGTGTGTTCTGGCGAGGGAAGATATATGATCCGGTTGCCGTGTTCACGGTACGAACAAGGTCGCGGAAGTGCACACGCATTCTACCGCGAACGGCCCATTCTGTCGCAAACGTTGGGAATGTATCAATTGACACACCAGTAATATTAGCGCCAGCTGTCATTGTCCCGGCCGCTTTTGTTTGGAAGATCGGCAGGGGGTTGTTTTTATTGTGTACATCTTCCCGGTATGCCTTCACCTTTTCGATATTTTCCTCAAATTCCTTCATCAGCATGGCCTGGATGCCAAGGGCGTTTTGGGGAATGTTCTGCTTCACTCCAACATGGCCGCTTTTAGCCTGCAGTTCTTTTACCTTTTCCTCTATTTGTCCCAGCGTTGCGCCTTTCTCTGTTAATTCCCTGTTTAAGTCCGCAACTTTGGTTTCGAATTCTTTTACCTTAAGGTCGGATTCGGTTTTCGCTTCCTTCAGAACGCTAATTTCCCTTTCGTAATCCTTTTTAATCTGGTCTACTTTATTGTTTACTTGCTGCAGGATTTCAAGCTCTTGCGAACCACCGCCAGCACCGGCGCCTGCATCGTAAAAAAACAATCCGATGAATATGCGTTTCATCTTTAATTCAATTTTAAGTTTAGATAATGTAGTTGCCTCAGAAACTCATTACCTCCCTTGCTGGCAGACGGCTCGTGAGTGGTGTTATCCGGCTCAGAGTGTACAGCGGTATCAATTTCAGATAATAACTGTTTCGTATTGTCAAGCTCTTTTTGAATGCGTTGTATGCACTCATCGGAAGCCTTTGTATTTTGAATGAATTTTTCCATTGCTTTAACCCCGGCACGCAAATCGGTAATTTCTTTTACCCCATATTCCACCCGGCGTTTTAGCCATGCGATATTATATGACTGATCGGCAATAAGTTCATTTATATAACTCCACATATCGGTACCCTCTGTTACCGTTTCATTCATCTGCATGCACATTCTTAATGCTTCGTTGCGGTTATCAATAAGGGTCCGTAAGAAATTCTTTTCGGCGTCGTTGAGATCTTTCGTTTGAAAATCGAAATGCTTCATGACGCTCACGACTCCGCTATCCTTGTGGGCGCCCCAATGGGTAAGGACAGACGTTTCAAGCCACTGTACTTCTTTTAGGTCCACGCCCTTATTTGAAAGTTTTGACGTTTTTACAGGATTGAAGCCGAATGAGCTTGCCACGATTATTTTTTCATCCAGCTGCTTTAATGTATCCTCTCCTTCCGTGTGGGTGCCCAAGTATGCCTTGATATATGCATGCTGTTCATCTTCCCAAAATTCATCAACTCGACCAGGGCCGCTATATTTGTTGTGATTTTTGAACAGGCGTATGTCTGCCCGGTTCTCATTCCAGCTTTTTGTAAACATGCCTTTATTGGCACGATCGCCTTCACGATCAAGGCTGTTGTATGTAGCCTGAGCAATTACAGCGATCCTTTTTTGAAAATCAATATCTTTGATGGTTAAATCATCCTTAGATATCTTCATCGCCTTTGTAAGCATGTCACTTTATTTATGCTGTTACTAATTGTTGTTTTGGTATAAGTTTGCCGTTCTCGTCTCTCAGCGGCACAAGCGCTGCCGTGCATCTACAGTTTATCACGTTGCCAGCGCTCGCGGTCGGATCACCTGGGCCTGTCATCATCTCGACGCCTACCGGCAGGTTACCTTTGTAAATGGATACTGCGAACTTTACGTCCTGTGCTACTATCTCACCGTCTACCGCCCTGTGGCTGTGCCTGGTTCTATGATCATTAGCCGCTATCCACTCTTTACCTGTTTCATAGTCGCTTTTATCAGCGGCCAGCTTTCGGCCTATGTCAGACGCAATAAGCGTTTCGGTTCTTACTATCATTCGTGCCCGCCATAGTAACAATTCAGGATCACGCAAAGCGTCCGCTATTCTTTCATATCCCCATCCTTCCCGCTGGCCCTGTTCAAGCACCGCAAGTATCTGATCGCGGGTTGTTTGAGATACTGGATAAACGGCTCTTTCTAATAGGTGTAGCTTGAAGTATGCAATTATGTCCTCTGCCCATTCTGCGTTGAATCCAAATGATGCAGCTTTCGTCCGCAGCCTCACAGCCTTGTTTATCTCACGTAGCCCCTTATTTGCAAAGAACAACCCGGACACCACGTGCAGGTCGGTAAGTACCGGCTCTATCTTTTCATTGAACACCTGCATATCAATCTGTCCTTTAGCCATTTCAGGCCCTCGGGCCTTTATGATCGGTAGCGCCTGTTCAACCTGCCATTCCAATGCTTCGAATACTCTGCCCATGAACTTCCGCTCTATCCGTTTGGACTGAGCGGCGTATAATCGACTGTATTCTCTGCGTTCAGACTGTTTCACTTTTAGCTTCCCACTCTTTTATTTTCAATTCGGTTTGCTCTGGCGTTAACCCATCCAATTCTTTCAGCCACTTTTGCAACCTCACCTCCCTGGCATCTTCTACGTTCTTTTTCATCCTTTTGCACAGGTAATCAGTTGGCAGTTGCTTTGCTATTATAGTTATCAACCTTTCGATCATAACGCGTTCCATTGGCCTTGCAGAACTATCTTCTTATTCACGGCTTCCAGTAATACAAACTCCACGACCTTCTTCGCTACCTCTGGATTATCTTTTATATACCGGTTTACACTTGTTGGCAGTGACCCGTTAAACCGGGTCTTATTAAAGCGCTCTGCTTCCTTCTCCATCTCATCAATAAGCGCAATCTGTCCGCTGATCTTATTGGCTTGTTGTAGTTGTTCAGGTGTCATGACTTAATCCCCCTCTTTTTCAGTTCAGCTAATTGCTCTTCGTAACCGTCACCCTGCATGCTATCCACTACTTGACTTAGTGGTTGTATTCCTGAAGGCACCCATGGTTCATTAAACAGTTCGTTATCGATTGCCTCGTACCCTTGTGCTATCAGCTTTTTATTTGGTGACACCCACCATGCTTTCAATAGCGTTTCAACCAGCTTATTCATGTCCTCCT